CTGATCTCGTATCGGTTAGTTCTACAGCAACGCTTACAAATAAAACGCTATCAAGTCCAACAATTAACACTCCTGTAATCACAACTATAAAAAACACAAGTCTTGTTGTTGGTAGAGATGACGATAACCTAATAAAATTTAGTACAGATAATCAGATTATCTTTGAGGTAGACGGAGGTGACAATGTTATATTTAAGGCAAGTGGTGAGATAGAGGCTACAAGCCTAGATATATCAGGTGATGTTGACGTAGATGGCACACTAGAGGCTGACGCTATAACCGTAAACGGCACAGCCTTGGGAACTGTAATAGCAGGAACCACAGTCACACTAGCCTCTACAGTTACCGTTACAGACAGTACAGCAAATACAAACTTCCCAGTTGTGTTTCACGATGAATCAAATGCCTTATTAGATGACACTGGAGCGTTACGTTATAATCCAAGCACAGGCACATTATTAGTTCCAAATCTATCTGTGGCAGGTACGACAACAACTGTTGATACTGTTACAATAAACGCACAAAACGCAGTTGTGTTTGAGGGTGCTACGGCAGATGACCATGAAACAACACTAACTATTGTAGACCCCACAGCCGACAGAACAATAAACCTACCCAACCAGTCTGGTACACTACCTGTCTTGGCAGCCGTGAGTACAACACAGATTACCTCTACACCAGAAGAACTTAATATCTTAGATGGTGTAACCTCTACAGCAACGGAACTAAATATTCTTGATGGTGTCACGGCAACTACAGCAGAACTAAACTATAGCGATACAGGGGCAGCAGTAGGAACCGTAGTAGCGTCAAAGGTTGTGACAGCAGACGCAAACAAAGATGTTGCAAGTTTTAGAAATATTACACTGACAGGAGAACTTGATGCAGGTAGTCTTGATGTTAGTGGAGATGCAGATATAGATGGAACATTGGAAGCCGATGCGATAACAGTAAATGGAACAGCGTTAGCCACTGTGATTGCTGACGAAGCTACAGCTTTAGCGATTGCACTTGGCTAGTATAGGAGAACGACATGGCAAATACGTTTAAATTAACAACAAGGGATGTAGCTCCTAATGCTTCAGGAACGCCAGAAGAGATATACGATTGCCCAGATAACACAACCTCTATCATACTGGGATTAACACTAGCAAACGTACATACCTCTCAGATCACAGCATCTGTTACCTTAGTAAGTACAACAAATCAGTCAGGATCAACAACGAATACAACGGCTCATCTTATAAAGGATGTA